CACCTCAACTCTGTGCTCTAGTTTCTTGATTCGCTCAAGCAACACCTCGGTTACATCTTTAAGACCCTTAGCCATAGTCTCGGATAACTCAGTAATGAGTTCCGCTTCTTGTCTTGTCATTCCCATAATTCACCTTTCAGTTGAACCACAGGTAAAACCCGTGCAGGATGCCGATAGGAAAGAAAATTGCGCCAGCAACGAGGAAGCCCCAAAAGCCTTTTGCAAAACAGGTGAAGATGTGAGTCAACCAAGCGGAGGCACACAAAAGTCCGATGATTTGTCCCATTACGCTTGCTCCCCTGTTGTTTCAGGCTGTGCCGTAATCCAGTTTTTCACGCGGTCTTTGGCGACTTCCAGTTGTTTGAGAACGGCTTGGTCGCTTTTCGCGGCTTTCACGGCGGCGATGTAGTTGGCTTTCAGCGTGTCCAAAGTTTTTGACGAATCAATAGATGCCAACAGCGGGTCAATGTCAATCGGTTCGGGTTCGCCTTCGCTCGGCAAGTCTTCGCCAGCATAGATGTAAAGGCCGACGCCGAAAGTGGCAATACATTTCGCCAAGCATCGCATCATCGCGTCAGACACTTTGCGGCTGTCAGGCAGTTTGACGGCGTTGTTTTTGTTGTCCATCACGGGAAGGTGCATCGTCATGGACTTGCCCATCGCGTAAACCGTGCAACGCACCATCACGGTGTCGCCGAAATATGACGGCTCATGGAACTCCCAATGCGCTGACGGGTCTTCTTGCAACAACGTGTCAACAGCCCAAGCCCAAGACAAATAAGACAAGTTGCCTTTTTTCTCGATGTGCTCGTTGACATTGATTTTGCGGAGGTCGTTAAATGTTTTCATGATTATTTCTTTCTCAGTTGGATGATTGATTCGGCACGGTCAGTTGCAGTGGCCTCGCAGTAAGCCACAACCGCGTCGTAAACGAGTTCGCCAATGTCGGCGTAACTGTGGCCCTTGGCTAAAATTTCCTTCAAACGAGCGTGAACAGCATCGTCGTCAAGACAGCCGCCCTCGTTGATCGCTTCCAGAAATACGCTTGGGTTTTGGCAGTCGCACTCGCTGGCAAGCAGTTCCTCCATTACTTCCTCAATGGCTTCCTGCTCCGCGTAGGCGTCCTGTGCTGGCTTCTCAAGCCAGTTGTCGTATGCTGTCATATCGTTTCCTTTTTTCGTGTTACCCGTCCTGATTGACGAGTAGTATTATTTTGCCTCATATTTCGGAGTTTTCGGAAAATGCTTGAAATTTTTTTACCTTTTCCTCCAAGCGTTAACGGCTATTGGGGTTTCAGCGGGTCGCGTCGGTTTTTGACGAGCAAGGCCACAGCCTTCAAAGCGGTCACCAAGGAACGATTCAAATCCACTGGTCACCTTGGGCTAGGCAAGGCTCGTTTGTTCATCACAATGACGCTCCATGCGCCTGATAAACGGGTGCGTGACATTGATAACGTCGTCAAAAGCACGCTCGATGCGCTTTGCCAAGCGGGAGTGTTTGAAGATGACGGACAGGTTGACGTTTTACTTGTGAAACGCGCCGTGCCAATGAAAGGCGGGTCTTGCGTCGTACGCATCGAGGAAATTATTTCCGCACCATCCGCGAAATGTTCCGAATCTGAGGCAAAATAATAGTTGTCGGGCTAGGGGTAGCCTCCGAACCAGTCGAATCATCACCGACTTGCCCGACACTTTTTGTGATGCCTTTGATGAGGGAACTATGTACTACTACCAATTCCACATTGGTGACTATCGGGCCGCTACCGCGCACCTGACAAACGAGGAAGACCTTGCATATCGACGTTTGCTTGATATGTACTACGACACCGAAAAACCCATCCCCAACGATGTGACTTGGCTTGAGCGCCGTATACGCGTTTCAGGCTCGGTCATCCGTGATGTGTTGAACGATATGTTTCAGGCCAGCGAGGAAGGTTACCGCCATTCCCGCGCTGACTCTGAGATTGCCAAGTTCAACGATTTCTGCGAGGCTGGTAAACGTGGTGCGGCTAAAAGGTGGGGTATAGGGGGGGATAGCCCCCCTAATGCCACCCTTATGCAAACCAGAAACCATAAACCAGAAACCATAAACCAGAAACCAAAGAAAGAGAAAGCGGCTGTCGCCTTACCGCCCGAGGCGGTGTCTGAATCTGTTTGGTTGGATTTTGTTGCTTTACGGAAAGCGAAGAAAGCCGTGTTGACCAACACTGCGATCAACGGTATTCAGCGCGAAGCCAAGAAAGCGGGTATCAGCCTTGAGCAAGCCCTGCAAATGTGCTGTGAGCGCGGGTGGACTGGCTTCCGTGCCGACTGGGTTGCGGGTCAGGCGATTCGTGTTGCCAACCCTCGGGATGTAGCCAACGTCACTACACCGACTCCCGCCAACTATGACGCGGCTCTCAAGAAAATTGAGGCTGACAGCAAAAACGCGGTGTCCATGCCAGCGCATATCCGCGAAAAACTTAATCAACTGAAAAAGGCTTAATCATGATGACTCAAGCAGAACAAACAGCGTTCATTGACGCTTACGCATACAACGTCGCAAACGCTCCGCGTGAGGTCGTTGAAGACTTCGTTACTCGATACGTGAACGGCGAAAACATAAATTATTCCAGCGACTACACCAGCATCATGGATGCGCTCGGTGTTTGGCACTCCGCAATGTCATGGTCAATTAAACAAAACAAAGAAGCACTCACATTGTCACTTTCAGAATTGCATCGACACGCAATAGATACAGAAAGCGGAGACAAAGCAATCGCATCGGTAGAAAGAGTTTTGAAAGGTTTGAAATGAAACAGCCAAAACTTGCCTATTGCGACTACATCGCTTTCCTCATCCGTGAGAACCTCATGGCCCTCGACAAACGCAACATGCTCGACGAGGTTGGTCGCGTTCAATTCGACATTGGCATGGGTGACGAGTTCACCTCTACCGCCAAAACGATTGACGTTCTCGATATGCAGGGCAAGCAGTACCGCATCACGGTGCAAGAACTATGAAATGCGTGTCTTGCGGAGCCGTCACCGCAGTTGACGAAACAAGATTGCAAGCAGACGGAACGGTGAAACGTACCCGCACTTGCATCAATTTCCATACATTCAAAACAGAAGAAAAAATTTCAAGCAATGTCAAAACCAAACAATCTGTCACACAAAAAACTTTACGGAGTACGTACTCAAGCAATCCTAATGGCCCTCGAACAGTATGGCAACCAGTCCCGAGCCGAACTTGAGGTGTCAGCAGGAATCAAAAAAGAACTGATTGCCGCAATCGTGTCGCGTATGAACAAACGCTGTCCACGTGCTGGCAAGCAAATTCACGTCAGCCACTACGTTTATGACGCAGAAGGCGCGAGGCGTTATCCCCGTGCGGTTTATGCGCTTGGTGACGGTGTAGACGCAAAAAAACCGAAGGCTTCTCCACTTGAGAACCGTCGTCGGTATGACGCGAAAAAGAAAAGCATGTATCGCATGAACAGCGTTTTCAACATGGGCAAATCGCGTGACCAAATTCGCGCAGAAATGAGAGGTTCACCATGATGGTCTACATCATTTGTAGGAAATTCACTTTGCCACCAACAGCGTTCCGCGTCATCTCGGTTTTTGAAGACAAAGAGGAAGCCTACGCATCTTTGGAAAAGAAACAAGAAAAAGACTGCGATTACCTTTACCACTTCATCGTAGCCAAACAACTGAAAGAAAAAAATGACCGTGATTAACGCCTTCCATCCAGACTACGTCAAAACGTATATGCCAGAGTTCTTGACTGACTTGAGAACAGAATCACGCCAGACTAAAGCGGGTCAAACGCTGTCGGCATACGTTGAAGAAACGCGCAAACAAAAACCTATGCACGGCACATTGTCAGGAATCAGCAAGAAACAGGTTTCAATGAAGCCGCTTGAGTTCATGTATTACAGCCGCGCAGGAACCAAAAACACCACAGCCAAAAAGAAAGGTCAACTATGAATATTTATACGAGCGAAGTTGAGATGCTCCGCGCTGAGTGCAAGGAATGGGAAAAGGTTTGCGAACAGCATTTGCGGTATATCGACAAACTTAAAAAACAACTCAAAGAAGCCTTGGCAAACCATATTCCTGACGCCAAGAAAATGGTGGCACAGCCAGAGCAGGAGCCATCGAAGAATTTTGAAGTTTGCGAAATTGGCGCTCGTTTTGATGGGGCTTCACAACAACACATTCCATTTGTTGTTATTGAATTTGAGCCTGTGCCAGTAAATTCTGAATATGACGCAAAAGGTTGGAAAGATAGGGATTTGTTTGTTTCAGATATTAAAAATACCCCACCACAGCGCACATGGGTTGGGCTGACGGATGATGAATGGGATGAAATGTGGATTATTTGCGGAAGGCCATACCTTGCTGATTGGTACAACGCCGCTGAAGCCATCGAAGCCAAACTTAAGGAGAAAAACACATGAATGAGCAAGAACAAGAATTAGATTTCCTAGTCGCAGAACTTGAGCAAGAGAACCGCTTGCTTCGCGCTAGGAACGACCGATTGATGATTGAGGTGCAACTGCTCACCGATGCAATCCGTGCGGCCTCTGAGCGGGTCACAACGCTTGAGGTGCGCAATGGGTGAGATAGTTCGCGCTACACGGCGGTTGGCAAACGAGGGCTTTGCCTTCATGTTGTCCAACAACGATTGCCAAATCACTATGTTGAAGGGTGACGACACCGTTGACTTTTGGCCCAACACGGGCCTTTGGTGGGTGCGCGGTTCACGCAACAAACGTCGCGGCATCGACAACTTAATCAAGTATTTAAAGAAAGACACAAAATGACAGAACACGACATTTCCCCATTCAAAGCGTTGGACTTCATCCGTGACAACGCCGCCGCGTACGCGGAAGCCAAAGCGAATGTGGTCTACATGACCGAGTACCGCAAAACCATCAAAGCGCAACTCATGGCCTCGTCTAGCGAGAAAACCGAGTCGGCAAAAGAAACCTACGCCTACGCTCACATGGATTACCGAGCGCACCTCAGAGCGTTGCAACAGGCTGTTGCGGAGTGCGAAAAAATGCGCTGGCTGATGGTCGCGGCAGAAGCCAAAATTGAAGTATGGCGTTCGCTTGAGTCGTCAGCAAGGGCAGAAGGCAGGGCAACGCAATGACACAAGATGAAATCTTAGAGATGGCTAGACAAACAGGTGTACTTGCTGGCTATGAAGGAGAGCCTTCACTGTTTGTCATCTTTGCAAAAGCACTAATGGATGTTGAGCGTGAGG